ACCCAGTCTCAATAACCGCAAAGATGATGGGCCATCAGCTGTATGACCAAATTCTCTAGCTTTATTAGGACCAATCAAGTCAACCATAAAGTCATAAATCTCTTCATCTGTAATTAAATCTACAATATCAAAAACATCTGGATTGCCATCAATTACAGCCAAATCATTACTTGTTAAAGCAGACCATTGAATACCAGAAGTAGCAATGTAAGTTTGAAATAATTCTGGAATTTTTGTATCACGATCTGCAAGAACAGCTTGATAATTTTGTTCAGTAATAGCACTCTCTCCTGCAGCTGTTACTTCACCAGCAAGTTTTACATTACGATAGTTTTCTCTTAACTGTGTTTGTAAGTTAACAAAATCATCACTACCTAAATAGTTGGCTAAAAATGCATCAGTGCTATCAAGAGGGGTTAAAAAACCTAACTCTGTTAAGACTTCAACCTTTTCTTCTTTAGTTGTAGCAGCTGCTATTCTTTGACGATCTTCTTCCATCATCTGCATATCGTCAATAATATCTCTACTTGAATAGCCATTATTTTTTGCAATATAGTTATCAATACGAGCTTGCTCAAACGCTCTGTTTCTCAAATATCTTTCTTCAGCAATTTCAATATGTGCTTCCGTATAAACGGTTTCATCATCAATATTGACATCAAATCTTCTAGCCATGCTTCTAGCAGCTAATTCTACAAAGTCTTCACCTGTAGGAAATGAGGCTAAACTAATATCAAAGTCAGCAGCATACTGTTGAATAAGTTCTGGATTATCTCCAATTTTTTTCATCATGTCTAAGAAAGCATCTCTGTATAACTCTTCTCTAATCCGTGCTTCTTCAACTTTAACTTCTTTATCAGTAGTCTTGTAATTATTCTTTGTTGCAAAATCTAAAACCAAAGCATCAACATAGGGATCTAACAACTGCAGCTTAGAATCTAAATGTTCAGATGATTTATATTGTTCTGTTTTAGCAGCCAATCCTGCTTTTCTAAACTCTTCAACTTTATTAGAAATTGTGCTTCTAACTCTACGATCCGCTCTATCAATAATATTATCTAATCTTCGATAACGATTTTCAAACTTATCAAAGTAATCATCTAAGAATTGTTGTCGATTAATGGGGCCTGCCGCTGTAGCTGGACCTAAGATTTCTTCATAGACTCCAGCATCAATTAGAGCTTGTTCTAAATCAGCTCTTGTTACATTCATGACAGCATTAGGACCTTGCTCTTCAATCTTTGTTATGTACTCGCTCAGAGCCTCTTCTGCCATATCAAACATGCGTTGATCCATGGATTCAGCTTCACGCTGTTGCATGTTGTATTCTTGTCCTTGGAACCACTCAGCAAAGGTAGATCCCGGTACAGCAAAGTCTTCGTACTTATCTTTCCATTCTTGTAAGTCTTCTGCTCTATTTGGATTATTAATATCATTGGCAGCATTAAAAGCTAGACCAGCTTCATTAATCATATCCCTATCCAAATCACCTTGAACTCTCTCACCAAGTCTAAGCATATTTTGTCTAACATATCTTCTATTATCTTTCATAGAAGTCTTCATTAGATCTCGCAGAATTGTTAACTTATGCGTCCCCGTTCTGCCTTTGTCATCAATCAAAGTAAAATCAGTAGCACCAGCTTGTAATTGTTCTACTAACCTTGTATGCTCCTCGGAACCCAGCTCAATAAAGGTATCTTCACCACCATCACTCAGTGCAACAGGCTGACCTGTCTGAGGATCTATTTTAAGTTTAGGTTGTTTAGTAACAGGATCAAGAATAACATTACCATTAGCATCTTTTTCTACAGCTTGATTCCTAAGAACAACATAGTCCTTGTCCAAAGCATCATCAATTTTTTTCTTATCTCTTTTAACTCTGTCTTGATACACAGCATTGTAAGCTTGTACCCCAGAAGTCATAGCTCCTGCCAAAGATCTTAAAACCTCAAGTCCCCCAGAAGGACCCGGAGTCATATTACCAAAAGAGAGTTGCCCGGGTTGATCTACAATATCTCGTTGTGGTTGAATAAACACATTTCTTTGCTGATTGCCTAGAGTTTGTTCAAACTGTTCTCCCATAACTTGAGCTCTATTGCTATATGGAGAATACGGATTTCGTGGTCGCCCCTGTCTTTGTCTCTTTTCATCTGATCTTGGCATTAGTTACTCCTTATTCTGCTTTCGAGCCAAAGTATGCACCAGCTGCTGAACCAGCGGCACCAATCCAACCAGCAGTAATAGCTGAACCGGGATCACCTGCAGGACTAACTCCTGCAATAAAGTGAGTATTAGCTTGCATATTCATATCTCTTTGATTTAATAAATTTTGATATTGATTGCGAGCATTTTGATCTGCAATCTTTTTTTGTTGTTCTAAATTTCTAAAACTTCTTCTTCGATTAGCAATAGACATACGCATTAATGCAGCAGCTGTACCTACACCACTTGCAATATTCTTACCTTGCATGCCACTTTTAAGTTTAGAGTCAGCGTCAGCAGCCGCATTTGTCAAAGCTCGAAGCGAACCCTGCATACCCTCTAGATTTTGTTGTAGTTGAGATTCAAGTTGTTTAGCTCCGCTGGTTGCAATAGTTCTATTTCTAATTAATCTATTGGCATTTTGTTGATTAATAATATAGTTCTGATTATCAACTTCTAATTGTCTTTGAAATTCTTGTTGTTGGAACGCCATATCTTGACGGGCATATTGTTCTGCTTTGGCATAGCCACCCATAATACTGCCCATAATTTGACCAGCTACTTGCATTCCTACTAGTGTTGCTACCATTAGACTCTCCTTCCCCATTGCATTCTACCAGATCGTCCCACTTTTTTGGGCTGGTTATTTTTATAAATATCATCATGGTGTCTCAAAGCACCAGATAATTTGTCACCAAATAATCCCTCTACTCGTTTATCAGATTGCCACATTTCAATAGTATCCATGTGAGCTTGCTCTTTTCGTTTCCGAATCACATGGTCTACATTGACATGTAGCCGCTCCTCCCAGTACATACACGCCGCCGACAATACATCTACACGGTCATCGTGTGTAAGGCTCCCACGCCGCTCTGTAAGCCGTGTGAGCTGCCTCTGGTTCGTTTCATCCCTTGCGGGCTTTTTATCGAATACAAGCCTGTGCTGGGCCATTGTAGGCTCCAGAGCGGCAAGCATTCTACGCTCTTTCTGTCCCGTTACTCTATATTCCTCAATAGCCACCTGTCCGCAGGCTTCTACAATTACAGGTCTTAACAAAGAATTAAACATAGCATCGCCATAATTGGATTCAATTCTGATATGATTAACCTCATATTCATAGGCTAGCTTAGTAATTTTACGAAGAACAGTTTGATCATAGCCTCCTTCTAAGCCCAATAATTCATGCACAAAAATATAACCATTACTAAAACTAGCAATACATACTCCCGTTTCATCTTTACCTCTACCAGAAGGGTCAATAAACATAATCCTATCTTGATATTCTGTAAACTCATTTGATATCCACATAGGGTCATAGATACAATCTCCTGACATACCAAAAGATGGTATCTTTCTATTAGGAGTAGATGTAGCCCAGATAATTTTTTCAGGGGCTAGCTCTGGACTTAGATCCAAAACAATAAGATCTTGTAACTTAAGAGGATACTTATCTTTATCGGCTAGACTAGTATCTAGTTTATAGTGGAGACTGAAGAGCGTGGGTCCTACCTTTGCTTGACGCTCCATCAGAATCTCCAAACTAAATCTTTCTGGTTGCGTTGGATCTCCAGCTTCAAAGCCTTGCTCAAAGATCCATGGCGAAACATCCTCACACTCAGATTCTACATTCTTATCTGGCATAACAGCAGGGAACTTTACTACTGGGTAGCCTGTTTTTAATTGGTTGTAGATACTATCTTTAATCTGAGGAGTACCTAGAAAGATAACACGCCCACCCACGTTCCGAATTTGTTCTGCTTCCAGACATTTGTTTAATAGTTTTTGCCGAGTAACAGCAGTCTCACAGTTACCTTCAATCTCAACATCGTCAAAGATAAGATACTCTGCGTGCGACCCTGTGATCTGAGCAGTAATACCTTTAGCATAACAGGACTTATCTTGCCCAATACGAGTCCTAGACTCTACGTTAAAACCAAAAGCATTATCCGTTGTATGATCCCCCGGTCTAAGATGTTCACAGTAAGGAACAAGATCTAAAATTCTACGAGTCATACTGATAAACTCTACCGCTTTATTGCCAGTAGCAGACACAACCATAATAGTTGAGTTTTGATCTCTTACAAGAAACCAAGAAGCTAGACAGGCAGTAATAACAGATTTACCAAAACCCCGTCCAGCTTGTAGTTGCATATCGTTTGGACCATTCTGAAGAGCATCTGCCATGGCATATTGTACAGGTGTTGGCTCACCCAGACCTAAGTATTTAAAGCACGCCCAAAGGTGATTTCTAAAATCATCCTTCATTTCTGATGGTATTTCCATTAGTGCTCTCCTTCAATCGCCCTCAATCTATTCTCATGATCCTCTACAATATGATGTAAGTTAGTTAAGTTAGCATTTATCTTGCCAAGTTCTTTTTGAATCTGCCATAGAAAGTTAATAATGCCGCCACCAATAACTAGCTCAATAAATACTAACTCATTCATTAGACTGCCTCTATCTTAAACGGAGCAGCCGAGGACATAGCATCTTCGATCTCTTTAATAGTATTTTGCGGAAGAATATTTACATCCTCTTTGTGGTCATTAATGACACCACGGACTACTCCATACAAACCCGGGCCTCTAATAGTTGGATCGTTAAGATCTTCAATCAACGCATCAATCAACATTTCTTGTAGTATCTGTAACTTGTTCATTTAAAGCTCCTAACTTATCTAACATTGCTTTGCGACGAGCACAGCCGCCACACTTCTTTAACATGCCGCCGGTTAATCCATCTATTAACCGTTCAGCCTTATCACCTAGTGTTTCTTTTTTTGGTGACTCTACAATATGACCTTTATCGTTAATCCAATCTACTGCAACAGAATAGTCATCGTTAACTACAATTTTTAAACTTTTTACAGTTTGATCGTCATCTAAAAAACTTAGTGTTTGAATTGCCTTGGACATATATTCTCCTTATGTTGCTACTTGTCGATCAAGAATACCCAGATTAAGATAATTATCTGGACTGCCCTCAGTGAATGGAGTTACTTTACTAATACAACCCTCACAGCTACGACACCATGGATCTTGTGCCGTGATAAATACTGATGTCCATTCACTATCAATACCCACAGCTTCCTCAGCATTACCGCTAAGTCCACTATTTCTAAAATTAACACCGTTGCCTACATATCGTAAAATATTTGTACCATCTATAGTATCATCATCATCGGCTCCATCAGCTCCTGTACGAGATCCATTCATTCTAGTTAATTCATTATTATAACTAGCAGTAATCATATGTGCATCAGTGCTAAACCTATAAATATCTTGACAGAATATCGGTAAAACTCCGCATACTTCTGAAAGATCTAGATCGCCGCTACCATCATCTCTAAATGGACTAACGTGTTGCGCATCTTCACATGTATCTTGATCTTCTAGATCTTCAATAAAGTTTTGATTGCCTCTACTGAAAAATCTCCTGTTAACATCATTATCATTACCAACTAAATCAGAGTACACAGATAAAGCTTTTTGAAGTGTACAGGCTTGCATACTACCTAAAGATGTACAATAAGAGTCAAAATAAAAAGGCAAGCCTGTTAAACTAAATCCATCTGTACCTGCAGCACCAAATGTAATTTTAGATGTATTAGAATTACCGGGATATACTTTAAATGCTTCCGCATCCACAGTAACAGTCTGCAAATCACTACGACCTGCTGTTGTATCGTTTATTTCTCCGTCTCTAGTTTTTTGTTTAATATGATTAAATCCATTAACATTAAAACCAGCAGCTAGTTCAATATACGGAGCAAAAGGAATAACCTCATCAACCGCTTTGCCTATTAAAGATGCATCTCTTTGAAAAATATTTCTTTCTATCCTTGTAAATCTAGCTTCATCATTTTGAGGTAAAATATAATTATCTGGAAAACCATCTGCTGCGGTTGTTCCATCTGCTCTAACACCCGGAACATCTGCTAAATGATTTCCGTAATATCCAATATATTTATAGAAAGGAGTAATTTCACCTGTATCTGGTCGCTGAATATACAACCTACCTTTATATGTATTTGTTGCACTATTGTAACCAATTGGAGGTGCATCTAAAATATTAATATCTGTTCGATATTTAAATCTTTCATTTGTTTCAAAATCAAAACCACCCGGAGGAGTACTTCCACATCTATTTCCCTGTACGTTAGTAACACAAGGAATTAATGGAGGATTAGCAATACCTGCACTTAATGCATTATCTGAGCTTGATAAAATAGACGCTACAATAGTACCCTTATTTGACGTAACATCCGTACTAACAGATACGCTATTTAAAGTATAGTCAAAATCAATAGTAGAATTAATTCTTCTTCCATCAGGACATGGAGTAGATACAAGAGGAGTTTGATCAATAACTATATTTCTTTTATACTCTGCAGTAATAGTAATTGTCTGAGGTTTAAAATTATTAACATTGTTTCCACTTGTATCTTTAATACTTCTATCAGCTCCAATAATATTCTCTGATAAATTATGACCTTCTAAACTATTTCTGCCCGGAGCTTGTTCATAATCTAATCCTATACTTCTCCCAAGACCGGGGCTATCTGGACCATCATTACAAATTGCAGCACCATCAATTGACGGTAATAAATCTGGAGCTTCTGATGGATTAGAAGGTGTTATGGGTCTAGCAAAATTATTTCCATCTGAAAAATTATCTGCTATGGTACAGTCAATAGAATATGTTCTTGCAATTTGTACACTACATGGCCAAGTTGAAGGACAATCACTAAGAGTATCACTAAAGGTAGTATCTGTAATATCAATAATGTCATCAAGACCTTTAGTAGTTCTACTAGAGTCTCCTAACATAAAACCAAAGTATGCTTGCAAACAATCTTGACAGTTTTCTAAATACGCATAAGCACTACCAGCTGATGTTCCACCTGTTGCATGGGTTTTAACTACAGGACTATTAACATAAGCATCAATTTTATAAGGATACTTTAATCTTGCAACAAAGTTATCTGAAACTGTTGCACAGTCTGGTTTAATTTGTTTTGTTCTATCTATAACTCTAAAAATATCTTCTGGTAATGAAGCACTTTTTACACCACCTGAGCCATTGCCAACTAATCCAGCCTGAGTATCATCAGCAGTAGAGCTGCTTGGAGTTCCATAAACTGCAGCAGCATTACCACTAACATCAACTAAAGAACCAGACAATGTAATATAATCGCCAATATCTAAAGGATTAGTTGCATTATTAGTTGATCCATCAATAGTGGCACCGATAACATTAAAGGCATAGTATTGTTGTCTTGCACAAGTAGTTGTATGGCTATCGCCGGTACAGTTGTATTTATTTTTTAACGCCTTTAAATTATTAGCCGTATCTACTTTAGATGCACTTGTACCGCCGCCTAGTATTTGGAAATAATCATTCTTATTACAAAGACATACCACAACCCACAGCTCATTATCCTGAGCAACAGACTCATCTAGAATATTATCACAAGGATCACCGCCTGCACCGGGACTACCTACTGCATCATATAAGTCACTACCTGATACTCCAGTAAGAATTAAAGCATCTTTTGGTGGCGAGTTAGTACTAGTGCTTCTATCAACAAGCCAGCCTAGTTTATCGCCACTAGTTCCTGCTGGATCGCAGTCATCAAACTGTGACTTAA